GGTCCTGCTGGGCGCTGACGATGATCGCGTAGCTGGCGCCGAGGTCTTGGGCGACGGCGTTGATGACCGCGTAGCTGGCGCCGAGGTCTCGGGCTGCGCTGTTGACAACCGCGTACGCGCCCCCGAGGTCCTGCTGGGCGCTGACGATGATCGCGTAGCTGGCGCCGAGGTCTTGGGTGACGGCGTTGATGACCGCGTAGCTGGCGCCGAGGTCCTGCTGCGCCACGTCCAGCAGGGTGATGACGCCCGACTCCGCAACGGCCCCGTGGGTGGTCCCGTCCGACGGCGCCCAGGCGACTTTGTAGGTGCCTGCCGCGGAAAGCGACGTGATCGCCGTCGCCTCGTCATAGGTGCCTGCCGCGGTGTACGCCTCGCTGCCGGCAGCGAGCGCGGCCGAGCCGGTCGCATCCTGCCCGGCGACGACCTGCGCCGCGCTCGGCGTGCTGCCGGCGCTGGCGTAGACGACCCAGTACAGCGTCGTCGCCATGTCAGCTCGCGGTCACACGCGGGCGGAAGCCGCTGCTGGTGATGCTGCCGGGGACGTAGGTGGCGGCGCTCAGTGTCGGGAGCGTTGCGCCGGCGTTGACTGGAAACACAAGTTTGCGCGGCGCGAATACGCTGTTGTATGGGTCACGAATAAAATGATCGCGTTCCCGCTTTGTCCACGCACGATTTGTCCTCAAACACAGCGCAATCAAACCTTCTGCGCAATCAGTTTGCGTATTTGGGCCAAGCCACCCCTTATTTGTAACGGCCCTACCTGCGTTATTCACGGCTACTGATGCGTCAGCCGCGCCGTTGGCGGCAAGCAACATTTCCGACTCGGTGCAAGTTAGAACGACACGACTCCATTCGTCGGCCCTCAGATATGCGGTCGAACTCATGTAACGCGGAGACGTCCCGTCATAGAGAAAGCCTTGAAATGTGTGACTAGCGCCGAACCCGTGGTTTGTGTCCAGTCGCTGATTGTCAGCATAGGTATCTCCGGTGCCGAATATCTTCGGCCCATAGTAGTTGTCTTCGCGACGACGAACTACTGCCGCAATAGTCCACTCCGTGGCCGCATCAGCACCTGGAAAATCAAAGCTGGCATTTACCCAGCGCACGCTAGCCACACCATCAATGCGATCGCGCTCCGCAGTCGTGTAGGATGTGACGGCTAGCGGCAGCGGGGCGTAATTGGGTTGTGAGCCCAATGTCAGGAAACGAGCGGAGGCTAAGAAACTGCTGCTTAGCCTCGGCCGGGCCGGATACTGCGGCTGTAGCCCGTTGTGCAACCGTATCAACATGGTCGGCTATACCGAGTCGTAGCTGCGCGATCTGTAGTACAGCGTATTGCCGCTGCTGGCGAGCGAGACGTTGGCGCGGCTGCGAATGCCGAACTTGAATTTGCCGTTTGGCAGCTCGATCGCGGCTTGCGACGACGAAACCACGCGGCGCGCCGCCGTCGATGCTTTCAGCGGCAGGAACGCGACAAAGTAATGGCTCTGCTCGGGCGCGTCGGTCGTGCTGTTGCCAGACCAGTCCGGGTAGTTGGTGCCGTCCACCGTGGGCACCATGTAGACCTCTATGCCAGCATCCGCTCCGGTGAACGCTGCCGAACCGAGCACCAGGTCGAGATCGGCGAATGCGTATTTGTTGGTGCTGTTGTCGATCTCGTCGCTAAGGTCGGTCCACTCGTTGTCAGCCAGCGAATCAATCTTCTGTGTGGCACCGGTCCACGCCACCGAGGCGGCGCTGGCGAGGTAGCCGGATAGCTTGAGCGTGGTCATGGGGCTACCTCACAGCGCCAGCGCGGCGGAAATGTCGGCGTCGGTGATATTGCCCTCGAACACCAGCGCGCCGGGCGCCAGCGTCGTGCCGGTGCCGGTGGCGTAGAGCTTTTCTCCGCGCTTTGCAAACCGGCGCCACAGAGCTTCGAGCGCGTCGCGCGTGGCCTGGCCCTGCCCGCCCAATGCACCGCTGAACACGTTCGCCCAAAAGCTGCGAACGTCCGCCTTGCTGGGCGGGAATGTCTGCATGTTCAGCCGGGTAAAGGTGTTGATCTTTTCTAAGTTCGCCGTTGTCAGCGCCTCGAATGCAACGTAGTTCACCGCCTGGCCGACGGCCGCCACCGTTTCGCTCGATTTGAAAACAACGAACGTGCTCGCCTCGTTGAACCACGCCGCCATGAGCGGCGTTTGGCCGTTGGCCCGGTAGCCGGCGAACGTCTGATCGGTTTCGGCCAGGATCGCCGACTTGAGGGCGGGAAGTTGTGCGGTGCTCAGTGTCATAGCGCGCTCCGGCGGATGCAGAGCCCGGCCAGCGCCGCGGCCGTGATGTGCTTGAGGTAGCTGACTTGGCTCACGGCAGTGTGTCTCCCTTGACGCGCAGGTTGAATGTGTCGTTGGCGGCGGCCGCGGCCGCCGTCACGATCCGCTTGATCCAAACGGCCTTGGTGGCGCCCGGCGCCAGGTCACCCAACGAAAGGCCGGCGCCCTCGTTGGCGGCCGACGAGAACGACGTGCCGCTCGGCGACGTGTTCTCGTCCGCGACGGTCTGCTCGGTGCCGTTGACGGCGCTGGTGCCGAGGCTGATCTCGACCGCCGTGTCGCCGCTCGGCGTGTTGGCCTGAATCCAAATTTTCGGGCTGGTCAACGTGAGCGAACCGTGGTTGTTCTTCACGTAGACGCAGCGATATTCCGTATCGCCGGCCGAGGCCTCGCCGCTGCTGACGTTGTCAAAGATGCTGCTGGCGGCATCGGTGCTGCTAATGACGCCGCCAAGAGAGGCGTTCGGGTTGGTGTTCGACCCGCCGCCACTGAGGCGGTATTTGATATCTGATGCAACGATAGGCATGCTTTGCTCCTACTGAAGAGTGGTTTCGGTCTGGGTGACGTTGGCGATCTGGCCTTCGCCGTCCCGCTCAATGACCGACGTAATTTGTCGGTCGGGAAGGTTCACGTCGATCTCGGGGGCGACGTTGACCACGTTGGTGATCGGCGTCGGCTCGACGTTGATCGACACCGGCGTCGGCTCGACGTGGACGGCGACGGGCGACGGCTCGACGGTGATCGGCGTCGGCTCGACGTTGACGACCGGAACGGCGGGCTCGCGCGCTGCGATCGTCGCCACGTGGCCGGTAAGCGCGACCTGGTTGGCCTGCAGGGCGGCGAACTGCGCCATCATCTCGGCGATCAGGTGCTCGACCGGCGACGTGTCGGCGACGACGGGCGGCCGTTCGAGCGCGACGACCCGAGCGCGAGCCTCGCGCATCGCCAGGTCCTGCATCTCAAGCTCGGCCTTCGTCGGGGCGGGCTTCGGCGCCGGCTTCGGCGGGGGCGGCGGTTCGAGCCCGAGCGACTTGGACCGCTTCTGATCGGCGGCGCGCTCGGCGTCCACGGTGGCCGGGTCGTCGCCGCGCTCGGCGATGACGTCCGACCGCGAGCGGAAGCCGGCCTCGACTTCGATCTTCTTGCCCTCGGCGTCCTGCGTCGGGTGGATGTACTCCCACCCGTGCGGGCTCCAAGTCGGCGCGCGGGCCTCGTCGAGCGCCGACAGCGGCAGTCCGCCGCCGAGCACGTCGGCCTCGGCCCACCACTCAACGGTGCGCTGGCAGAACTGAGGGATCAGAATCTGCCACTGACGTTGCCGAGCGAAGCGGCGGAACTCGTTCATCGCGACGCGCAGGGTGCGGTCGCTGACGTTCTGCAGGTCGCCCGCGAAAATTTCGTAGGGCAGGCCCGCGCCGGCCGCCGTGCCCATGTGCGTGGTGCGCATGTACTCGCTGAACGTCGTGCCGGCCTCGGGCGGGTTGGCGAACGTCACGTTCTCGCCAGGCCGCAGCGTCTGCGACATGCCCGGCTCGAGGCCCGCGATCGGCTTGTCGTCGGCCGAGTAGTACGCCGGCAGGCCGGTCAGCGGGTCGATGTCGATGTCGGCGGCGTCGGGCGCCGGCATCGTCAGGAACATCGTGAACAAGTTGGCGAGCTTCTGCCGCTCGAGAACCGCATCCTCGAAGTCCATGCTGCCGCGCAGGCGCGCGAGCACCGGGGCCAGTTGCGACACGCCGCGCAGTTGGCCGGGCCGCTTCGGCTCGAACACGTGGGCGATCTCGCGCGCCGGAACGCGCAACAGTTGGTCGACCGACGGCGACGCGGTCAGGCCGCCGTCGCCCGGATGGTCGCGGTACATCCAGTACGCGATGCGCTGGCCGCGCTTGTCGCGTTCGATGCCTTGCTTGATCGTGTTGCCCGCCGGCATGCCCGGCCACTGGTCGGCGTCGAACAGCGGGCAGAATTCAGGCTCGATCAGTTGCACCTGCAGCGGCGCGGCGTCCTTCGTCACGAACAGCCGCGGCCGGCGGCGCACGAACACCTCGCCGCCGTCGAGCCACGACCGCGTGGCGAGCGTTTGCAGGCCGTAGAAATCGACCACGCCGTCGGCGTCGGCCATCGGAACCCACTTGAGGAACCGCTCGGTGACGGCGGCGTCTTTCCAGCGCGGCACGATGCCCACGCCGATCAGGTTGGTCGTCCACTTCTGCAGGCCTGACTCGCCGGCCCAGTCGTTGCGCGCCGTGTCGCGAGCACGGTCGCGAATCTTCTGCAGGCCTTGGATGGCGCGGTTCGGCCCGGACGACGGCGGCGACCACGACTTGATCCGCCGGCCCGTGCCGGCAGCGTCGTACTTCGCCTGCGGCGCAACCCTCTTGCGGCGCGCCATCAGTAACCTCGCCCGGCGTAGTACAGGTACTGCCTCTTGCCCGGCCCCCGGCCGCTGGCGCGCAGCGTCTCGGCGTTCAACAGCGCCTGCAAGTCGTTGCGGGCCTGAATCAGCGACGCCGTGGTGTTGTACGTGGTGCTTTGACCGTTGATCGTGACCTGGCGCACGCCGTCGGCGATCGCTTGATTCAACGCATCAATGTCGGCTTGGGTGACTGCCATGGTGCCGGCGAGTGTCCCTCGTACGGCACAAAAAAGTCTGCGGTTGGATTTCGTTTAAAGGAAATAGGTCGTACAATTCCGCCCCATGAGCACAGTCAAGCGGAAGCCCGGCGTCAAGGTCGAACCGGGGCTCGCCGGCCCGGTGGAGCGGCGCACAGTCACCGTCGACGAACTCACCTGGCGCCGGCTGCTGGTGCTCGGCAAGGGCAACGCGTCGATGGGCGTACGCGAGGCGGCGCGGGTCGCGTACGACCGCTACCAGGCGCAGAAGGACTAGGACAGGTAGGCCGACGGCCGTGATCGGCGCGCCTCGGGGCGCGGCGCAGCCGGCTCACGCATCGCGCGCCGCGCCTCGGGGCTGATGACTTCGCTGTTGTCGGCGTGGTGCCGGGCCCAGCGCGGCGGCGCGTCCCAGAAGCCTTTGCGGTCGACGCCGAGCATCATCCCGCCGGCTTTGATGTAGCAGCACAGGTCGAGCGTTTCGTTGCGCAGGCGTATCTGCTCCCACACGCCGCGCTCGTTGCGCACTTCCGCAGCCAGTTCCTCGAAAAACGACGCCGGCAGCCAGCCCTGCGGGTTCTTGGGGCCTTTGGCCTGCGGGAAGTGGTAGTAGCCCGGCCCTGGCACTTTGCGCTTCAGGCACGCGGCGACCACGTCCTTCAACTTGTTCGGGTTCAACAGGTGCAGCGGCACGTCGCCCTGCCCCTGCTTGGCGCCGACCATCGTCTCGCGCGTGTACCAGTCGAGGTCTTTGCCCGATGCGCCCTTGACAAGCCGCACGCGATGCTGCAGGCCCTCTTTGCGCAGCCGGCGGTACCACGCGTAGGCCTTGTCGGTGACGCCGTCCTCGCCGCCCGAGTCGACCACGGTGAGCTTGACGCGCATCTCGCGGTCGGGATCGCTGGTGCGGTACGTGGCGTTGACGACCTTCTCGGTAATCAAGTCCCAGTCCTCGGGATGCGTGGCCGGGTCAATCGGCGCGAACTCGTCGCCCATGCCCTCGCGCTTGGACTGCTTGATCGGGAAGCGGTCGACCAGCCATTCCTCTTGATGCTCGCCGACGGCGTGCACCTGCACCTCGAACCGCGCGTTCTTGCCGCCCTGCACGTCCACTGCGGCCAGCAGGAACCGCGCGCCGTTGGGCACGATGTAACGCTCACGGTCCTCGGCACGCGAGGCGGGGTCCGTGGCGACCGCTGCCGCTTCGGCCAGGTGCCGACTGGTGTACGGCATGCCCTGGTCGGTGTTGATCGTGGTTTGCAGCGCCAGCTCGGACCCGTTCAGTGAATACTCGAGCAGCGCCTGCATGTGCTTGCGCAGAAGCGTCTCCCACGTGATGTACGTGGCCGCGGCGCCGCCGAGCCAGTAGCCGGCGATCGACGACTCCCGCGGCGTGCCGCTGACCCGGTCGTGGTCGTCGAGCCCCAGACCGTCCTGCAACCACCGGCCGTCGCGGTTCATCCTCTCGCGGTGCTCAAACCCGATCAGGCACCCATTCGTCGGGCACACGGCCCGCGCGTGGTCGCGCGCGAAGGCGTCGATGTCCATCCCGCGCACCGACTCGATCAGCTCGTCGTCCGGCGGCAGCGCGAACAGGCCGAGGCCCGGCTTGGCTTCGAGCCAGTCGGCGCAATGCGGACACTTCCACATCCAGCGGCGGCGATCGCTGCGGTTGTAGATGCCGAGAATGCCCTTCGTGGGCGGCGCCTCGTGCGGCGTCGAGGGCTTCCACGACGGATCGACCACGGGGCGGCCGGGGCTCGACTCGACGGCCAGCATGCCGCGGCTCAGGAACGTGCGCGTGCGCGCCAGGCCGAGCGAGAACATGTCGCCCTCGCCGCCGATGTCGTCCTCGACGCGGTCGTAGTCGGTGAGCATCACGTAGCGGTAGCTCGTGGACGACAGGTTGCTCGGCGTGGGCCAGGCCAGCCGCAGCCACATGCCGTTCTTGAACTGCTTGTCGTGCAGGTTGTCGTCGCGTGACGAGGCGCCGCGCATCGCCCACAGGTTCGGGCTGTTGCGGATGGCGCGGTCGATCCGCTGCTTGCTGTACTCGCGCGCCTTGTCCTGCGTCATCTGCACGATCAGCATGTCGCCGGGGTCGTTGATGACGGCGTGCGTCATCCAGCCTTCGCACAACCCGATCGTCTTGCCCGACTGCGCCGGCCCGACGAAGCACACGGCGGCGTGCCGCCTGCTGCCGAGCATGTCGACCGGCTCGACCATGTAGGGCGTCTCGGCCGGGTTCCAGTAGCCCGACGCGCCGCCCGGCCGGGCGATGCGCAGGTTCGCTGCCGCGCCCTCGCTGACGCGCATGCGGTTCGGCGGCTGCAGCGCCGGCCACGCGGCGCACACGTCGCTGAGGGCGGCTTCGAGGTCGGTCATCAGTCGAGCACGTAGTCGTCGGGCGGATTGGCGAGTCGGCCCAGCTCCGGGCAAGCCGTGACCTTGTGGTCGCCCTTCCCGCAGTAGGCGCAGCGCATTTGCGCGCGAGCGGCCTGCCCGGCCCACGTCTTCGGGCAGTTGGCGGCGGTGTGCGTCTCCGCGCCGCAGTAGGTGCAGCGCAGGCTACTCATGCGTCATTGCCTTGAACGCCATCGCGACCTCGGCCAGCGCGTCGTCGATCTGGATTGCGACCGCCTCGACCGCCTCCGGGCCGAGGCCGAGCGAGCGTTCGATGTTGTCGGGGATCGACCGCAGCGACTGCGTCAGGATCGCCAACGCGGTCGCCGCGGCAGCTTGCTGCGCGACGCGCGGCAGGTACTGGCCTTGCTTGATCGCGAACTCGAACTCGCGTTCGTCCGCCTTGATCTTCTCGTGACGGGCGCGTTCGGCCTCGAAGTCGGCGCGCACGCTGGCGCGCTCGGCGTTCAGCGCGTCGCCGCCGACAGGACGGCCGGCGCCTTCGCGGCGCCCTCCGTGGCCGAGCGCCACGTCAGCAGCCCTCGAACGCGGCGATGCGTTCGCCCAGCACGGCGAGGTAGCCGCACATCCACCCGTGTTGCCGGAGCAGGCGGGAGCGCTCCGCAACACTTAGTTCGGCGTTGCCGCCCAGGAAATCTCCGAGGCGCTTGATCTTCTCGTGCAGGTCCGCGCGCTCGGCGACGACACGTTGCTGGTACGGCTTCACGCGCCCCCCGTTACGAGGAAATCGCCGAGCGTGGCACCGCCGGCTAGGCGGTCACGCAGCCACACGGGTTGCTTGCCGCGGCCGGTCCACGTGTTACCCGCTCCGTCGCGGTAGCGGACAGCCACCGGGGGGCGGGCCTTGCGGCTGACTCGCGCCGGCACGACGAGGTCGGCCGCGCTGACGCCGAGCGCCGCCAGCGCCGCTCGCGCTTGCGCCATGAGCCCGGCGCGGTACTCGGCTTCGAGGGCGTCGATCTGGCGGTCCAGTTCGTCACGCTTGGCGATCAGTTCAGCGAGTTGAGGTGGCATCGGCCGTCCAAGTAGGGGAAAACCCTATTGTCTTTGCGTTTTAGCGCAGCGTCAAGGGTATTCATGTTTTTAGAATCCGAAAACTTTTAACTATCGCGCCTCTTCGCCCCA